CTCCCGAATCTCTCTACACACAGGGAGTCGGCGCGTGAAGGCCGAGCGTCGCACGGATCGCCGCTACCGCAGCGCCGCCTGGCGCCGGCTCCGCCTGCGGGTCCTCGCCCGTGACATGCACGTCTGCCGCGTCGTGCCCGGCTGCACCAATCGCGCCACGGTCGCTGACCACATCGAGCCGGTCCGGCCCGACACGCCGGACGCCCTGTTCTTCGCGGAGCGCAACCTCCGCGCCGCATGCCGGGACCACAACCTGGCCAGGGCGCTGGCGCCTGAGCTGGACGGGCGAGTGGATGCGGGCCCGTCGGCTGTCATCACCCGGGACTACACGGCGTGACCGCGACGGCCGCCGCGGCCCGGACGCGGACACAGAAGCCAAAGCCGCCGGCGCTGGTCGGAAGCGCGACGCCGCGTCTCGCCCCGCCCGTCCCCGCGAGGTCCGATGTCCCGTCGCTCGTGACCGTCGCGGAATCGATGGGGATCCGCCTGATGCCCTGGCAGGAATCCGCGGCGCGCTACCTGACGGCCACGACCAAGGACGGCATGCACCTCTACCGCGAGGTCTGCATCGTCGTGGCGCGGCAGAACGGGAAGACGGCACTCATGAAGCCGTACATCGTCCAGGCGCTCAAGGCCGGCCGGCGGGTGCTCCACATCGCGCAGAACAGGGAGCTGCCGCGCGAGATGTTCGGGCTCGTCGCCGATGCGCTCTCCGCCGAGCCCGACCTGTTCCAGACCCGCAGGGGCAAGATCATCTGGCCCAGGTATGGCAGCGGACAGGAGGAGATCCTCCTCAAGAACGGGGCCAAGTACCGGATCGCCGCATCGAACCGGGGGGGCGCTCGCGGCAAGGACGCCATCGACCTGCTCATCATCGACGAGCTCCGTGAGCAGGTGGACTGGGATGTCATCAGCGCGGCCGAGCCGACGATGACGATGTCGGACGACCCCCAGACCGTCTACCTGTCCAACATGGGCGACGACGATTCGGTCGTCCTCAACTCGCTGCGCGCCCGGGCGGGCCACGATCCGCAGCCGACCGGAGCTGGGCCGTTCGAGCCGGATGCGAGCCTGGCGTATCTGGAGTGGAGCGCGGCACCGCACCGGGCCGATGACGATCGCGAGGGATGGGCCGAGGCAAACCCCGCGCTCGGGCACTTCCCGCAGGTGCTCCGCGAGCTCGAGCGCACCCACCGCGCCCGGAAGGCCGACGGGCAGATGGCCATCTTCGAGACCGAGCGGCTCTGCCGGCGGTCGAAGACGATGCGCGAGCCACTGCTCGACATGAAGGCCTGGGCGTCCGACGAGGACACAGCGATCGGCGAGCCGTCGCGGCCCTACCTCGGGGTGAGCATGGACCCATCGGGCAAGCGCGCATCGGTCGCCGCGGCGTGGCGCCTGCCGGATGGACGCATCGCCCTGCGGCTGCTCTATGACGTTCCGGGCGACCCCATCGACACCGACCGCCTGGGTTCGGACATCAGGGACACCGCGAAGCGGATCCACGCCATCAGGAGCGGGTTCGACCCGATGACCGATGCTGCCCTGTCGCGCTACCTGCCGAAGGCCGAGCCCATCACGGGCGCGAAATACGCGAACGCATCCGCCCGGTTCGTGTCCGTCGTCGAGGCGCGGAGACTCGGCTGGACCGACTGCGCCGCCGTGACCGACGACCTGACCTGGACGACCCGCAAGGATCACGACGACCGCGGCGCCTTCGAGGCCGTGCGCGGCAGCGACACCAGGCCGATCACCGCGGCGCTGGCGGCCATCCGTGCGGTGTGGCTCGCATCCGAGCCGCCCGCCCGACAGCGTATAGCCGGAGGCTTCTGACGTGGCGACCCCGACCCGATTCACCCCCGAGTGGTGGACGTCGACCCTGGCGAGCCGACTGGCCGCGAGGCAGCCAGCGATGGCCCTGCACCAGCGCTACTACGATGGGCAGCAGACCCAGACGTTCCTGCTGCGCAAGCTGCTCGAGGCGTTCGGCGACGAGTTCCGCGGGCTGAACTTCAACTACTGCGCCGTGGTGGTTGACGCACTTGGCGAGCGCCTCGAGGTGCAGGGCTTCCGATTCGGGGGCGACGGCCGGGCCGCCGACGAGGCGTGGACGATCTGGCAGGACAACGGCCTCGACGCTCTGTTCGCGCGGGGCCTTCGGACGGGTCTGATCAAGGGCGAGATGAGCCTCATCGTCTGGGCCGACGAGAAGGGCGACCCGAGGATCACCGTCGAGGATGGCGGACAGGTCATCGTCGCCACCGATCCGGCCACGGGCACCCGACGGGCCGCGCTGAAGCTGTGGCTCGACGAGGACGAGGCGCGGCTCTTCGCCACGTTGTATCTGCCCGACGCGATCCACAAGTTCCAGGCGTCCGATCGCTCGGCGATCAGCCGGACGCGCACGCCGAGCCTGTGGCAGCCCCGTCTCGTGGAAGGCGAGGAGTGGCCTCTGCCGAACCCGCTCGGCGTGGTACCCGTGATCCCCATCCCGAATCGCCCTGGGCTCTCGGGTGTGGGCGTGTCCGAGATCAAGGCGATCGTTCCCATCCAGGATGTGATCAACGCGAACCTGGTGCAGATCCTCCTCGCTGGTCAGTTCTCGGCCTTCCGACAGCGCTGGGCGTCCAACGTGACGCTCGAGGTGGACCCCGACACCGGGAAGCCGAAGCAGCCATGGGTCATCGCCCAGGACCGGCTGCTCATCGCGCCGCCGCCGGAGCCGGGTGAGCACGAGACGAAGTTCGGGGAGTTCGGGCAGACAGACCTGTCGGGCTACGTCAGCGTCCACGAGACGGCGGTCCAGGCGATGGCGACGCTCAGCCGGACCCCACCGCACTACTTCCTCGGCCAGAGCGGCACGTTCCCCTCGGGCGAGTCACTCCGGGCCGCCGAGACGGGGCTGGTGTCCAAGGCCAAGGACCGCATCCGCGACGACAGCGAGCCGGTCGAGCTGGCCATGCGCCTCGCCTTCGCGCTCAAGGCGCTCGCACCCGGGGTCAGCAGCTCGGCTGCATCGCGCTACAAGCGATGGTCCGAGATGAAGCGGGCCGAGACGCAGTGGCGCGATCCCGAGTCGCGGACCGAGAGCGAGCACGTCGATGCCCTGATGAAGCAACAGGCGCTGGGCGTGCCCGACGAGATCCTGTGGGAGAAGGTGCCCTACTCCCCGCAGGAGATCGAGCGGATCAAGGCGCTGCGCCAGGCAGCCGCGACGCCACCGCCGATCGCTCAGGACGGGCAGATGGTGCAGCCGGCTGAACCTGGTGCATAGACCGATGCATACACCCCTTGCTATGCAGCCGACGGAGGTCCATACTCATGCCTGACGAACCGACCACGGGCGCGACGCCCGGCGCGGGTGCGACGCCCGCGCAGGCCGGCCAGCCGACCAGCAGCACCCCCGCCGCCCAGGGCGCGACGCCCCCGGCAGGCACCACGGCACCCGCAGCAGCCACGCCGCCCGCGATGGGCGAGGACGCGGCGCTCGGGGATGCGGGCAGGCGGATTCTTGCCGAGGCGCGACGCCAGGCGAGGGAGGCCGAGGACCGGGCCAGGGCCGCGGAGGCCGAGCGCGACACGCTCAAGGCCGCGACGCTGAGCGAATCCGAGAGGGCCATCGCCGAGGCCACCAAGGCCGGCGAGAAGGCAGCGACGGAGCGCTTCGAGGCTCGGATCAGGGCCTCGGAGATCCGGGCCGCGCTGACTGCCGCAAGCATCTCCGCCTCCGAGCTCGACCTGGCGCTCCACGCGCCCGAGTTCGCAAGGCTGAAGGTCACCGACGACGGGCTCGACGGACTCGCGTCAGCGGTCCAGGCCTTCAAGGCGGGGCATCCAGCGCTCTTCGCGCCGCCACCTCGGACGGGCGTCACCGGGTCCGCTGATGGCGGGGTCCGGCCACCGGCCGGCTACACGGCACAGATCGCCGCGGCGGAGGCTGCGGGGGACTTCAGGACCGTTCTGCGACTGCAGAACCGGCAGCTGCGTGAGGCGGCTGCGAAGCGCTAGGGAACCGAAGAACGCCGCCCTGCCTGAGTCGCGAGTGCTGGCAGGGACCCACGGCCCCTACTCGCGGGAGGTCATCTGATGGCAGGCATCACGGGGATGGGAGACACCTTCGATCTCCCCAACTACACCGGCACCCTCATCGGGCTCTCGCGGGAGGACCAGCCATTCCTCTCCGCCATCGGCGGCCTCGCCGGTGTCATCCCGGCCCGTGCCAAGCGCTTCGAGTGGGAGACCTACGACCTCCGCACGCCGGCGGTCCGCACCAACCTCGAGGGTGCTGCCGCGCCGACGGCGGAGGCGCGCGTCCGGGCCAACGCCTCGAACGTGCTCCAGATCATCCACGAGGCGGTCGACATCTCCTACACGAAGATCGCCGCGAACGGCCAGCTCCATGCGGACGCCCTCGTGGAGGGGACCAACCCGGTCGCGAACGAGTTCGACTGGCAGATGGAGCAGGCGCTCAAGCAGGTCGCCCGCGACGTCAACTACTCGCTGATCAACGGCGTCTACGCCGAGCCGGCCGATAACGCGACCGCCCGGCAGACCCGTGGCCTGGTGGCGGCTGTCGCGACGAACGTCGTCACGCTCGTCAACGAGGTCCGA